ATGATGGTTTGGAACATTGGCAAAAAATGGGATTCTCTAGTGGCTCTGTTGCTTTTGAGCCTAAGCGTTCTACTGCTAACATGGTCTACAAGTGGATCAAAGAAAATCACACAAGAAAATACTTTGAATGGTGGGAAGCAACCAACACACAAGGACTTCCTCTGAAGCGTGACCACAAGAATCGTTCATTGAACTTTGCATATGGTAAGTTGAAGATTCCAAAAGAGTTGATTCGCACAGAACACCAACGTGGAATCTATTTCTCTCCTTTGTATAACAATACGAATGAGTTCTTACGCAAAGAAATTGGTGAAGATGTTTTGGTTAAATCTTTTGATACATCAGAAGAAGCACTCACCAACATTTGGAAAAGTAAGTATGCCAAACCTAGGATTCGGCAACTACAAAAGAAAAATCAGGTATCGTATGAATCTTTATTCTATGATTCATTGATATATTTAAGTTGGGAAGAAACTAAAGAGCGTTATCTACACCAGGTTGGCCGTTAATTTTCTACGTTTGTGTGATTCCGAAAGTTTACGTTTATGTTCTTCGGTAAATGGTTTTCTTTTTTTACCTTTTTTTGATTTGGAAATGTTCAGTGAATGTTCTTGGTTTCGAATTTTACCTCTTAGTGATTGACTAATTTTATTTTTTGTTTCATCCGAATGAGTTTTTCCTAACCAAGACTTTTTACCAAATGTTCCTTCTCCACCTTCAGTCATATTATATCCGTTGACAAAAGATTTATATTCTTTTATAAAATGTGGTTCCATTATACTCAAACAATGTTCTTTGTTTGTAGATTGGTAAACAATATCCCATTCAAAATTATCAATTCCAAATTTACGAATTGCTTTATAAAAATGGCAATTGTAATTTTTTGAATTTGTATTTTTATAATCGTATAGGTGTTTGTTTTTTCGTTTAGGCCAATTGGAATCAAATCCAATATAAATTTTACCATTAATGGTATTTGTGCATCGATAGATGGAATAAATACTTGACATGTGCTGTGTTTCCTGTTAAAATATGAACATAGAGTAGGTGGGTATTACCAGTACCGTGACCTACACCTATTTATCCATCAGATTATTCTGGCAGATAATTCAAGTATACCGCAAATATGCTTGACAAGTGACATACATAAGTGTATGATGATGATTCTCTCGCAATGAGAGTTTTTTTAAATTATTAGGAGTCTATATTATGAGCAATCTATCCGCAAAAACCCGTATCCTTAACGCTTTGAAACAAACTGAAGGTTACAATACTTTCACCGTTAAGTCTGCACAACGCCGTTTTGGAATCAAGAATGTTTCCGCACGTATTGATGAACTTCGTCAAGAAGGTCATTGCATCTATACAAACACAAAGACAGTTAACGGCAAGAAAATCAATGTCTATCGTCTTGGTACTCCAACCAAAGCATTGGTTCGCACCGCATTGGCAGCTGGCGCATCCTTGACTGCTTAATTGAGCCTTGGAACCCTTCGGGGTTCCTATTTTTTTATTAACTTGGAGTTCACATGGAAATTTCAATCAAAACAGAAGAACTAAGAAAGTATAGTATCTTCGTTGCTACCCCGATGTACGGTGGCATGAATCACGGTCTATACATGAAAGCATGTTTGGACTTACAAGGAATCTGTATGCAATACGGCATACAGGTTAAATTCTCGTTCTTGTTCAATGAATCTTTGATTACACGTGCACGAAACTATTTGGTTGATGAATTCATTCATCGTTCCGAATGCACACACTTGTTGTTCATTGACTCAGACATTAACTTTAATCCACAAGACGTTATTGCAATGTTGGCGTTGGATAAAGATGTTATCGGTGGTCCTTATCCTAAGAAAGCAATCAAGTGGCGTTCTGTTAAACGTGCACTTGAAAAGAATCCAGACCTTGACCCACAAAAATTAGAAAAAGTTGCTGGTGACTTTGTTTTCAATCCTGTTAAGGGTACAGCACAATTCTCCGTAACAGAACCTTTGTCTGTATTGGAAATTGGTACTGGTTTCATGATGGTTAAACGTGAAGTATTTACCAAAATGGAAGAAGCATATCCAATGATTCGCTACAAGCCAGACCATGTTGGTCAAGCCAACTTTGATGGCTCACGTTACATTCATGCATTCTTTGATACAGTTATTGATACAGCAGATTCTATCACTGGTGGTGGTTCAGACCGTTACTTGTCAGAAGATTATATGTTCTGTCAGATGTGGCGTAAGATTGGTGGAGAAATCTACTTGTGCCCATGGATGAGAACTGCACACATTGGTACATATCACTTCCACGGTGACATGCCTGCTGTTGCAAACTATGTTGGAGAAATGTAATGTCTGAAAATGGATATCGCAACAGTGATGATGAAACCCCAATCAATGTTCCAGTTGCTGTGTCCACTCAGGTCCAAGAACCTGGTCGCAAATTTGATGGTGGTAAACTAGAATATGGTTTACTGCCACCATTTGCACTAGAAGAAACCGTAAAGGTTCTTACTTTTGGTGCACAAAAATATGAACGTGATAACTGGCAAAAAGTTCCAGATTCTAAACGTAGGTATTTTGATGCACTTCAAAGACATGTTTGGGCTTGGAAACGTGGCGAACAAGATGACCCAGAATCTGGTATTCATCACTTGGCACATGCTATGTGCTGCTTGATGTTTCTTTATGAACATGATATAATCTATTCTAAGGAAACTTTACATAATGAGGAAAACAAATGAAACTATCAACCGAAACACTTAACGTTCTAAAGAACTTTTCTACAATCAATCAAAACCTTGAATTCAAACAAGGCAATAAGTTGACAACCATCTCTGCTGGCAAGTCCGTCTTGGCACAAGCAACAGTCAAAGATGAATTTCCACAAAACTTTTGTGTGTATGATTTGAACCAATTCTTGTTGGTGCATTCTATGTTCAAGGGTGATGTCGAACTTGAATTTGATGCGTCTAATATTACCTTCAAGGGTGGTCGTAGCAAGACAAAGTATCGCATGGCGTCTAGAGACACCATTGTTGTTCCACCAGAAAAAGAAATCAAGTTGAATGACATTGATTATTCTTTCACCTTGTCTGACGTTGACTATGCAGAAATCATGCGTTCTGCCGCAATCCTATCATCACCAAACATCGCAATTAAGTCTGATGGTGAAACTGTTGAAATCTTTGCTTATGATGCCAAGGATGATTCACAACACACCAGTTCTATCAAAGTCGGTGATGGCAACGGTAAAACATTTACTCTCGTATTCAAGACTGAAAACCTGAAGATGATTCAAGGTACATATGATGTTCAAATCTCATTCAAAGGTTTGGCACAATTCAAAAACACCAAAGAAGAAATCCAATACTGGATTGCAATTGAATCTAAGGAAAGTACCTTCTAAATATGACTAACCAAGTTCAAACATTATACGGCACCTTTGATGAGAAACAACTGAGGTCTCTCAAAGGTTACATTGAAGAAATTGTGGTATGCATGTCACGTGCAAAATCAACATCACAATCTATGGCGGACATGGTAAGTCTTGCCCATGATGAATTGAAAATCCCTAAGAAGATTATCAAACGCATGGCTAAGGTTCAATATAACCAGTCTCTGCAAGAAGAAGTTGCAGAATTTAAAGAGTTTGAGGCTCTTTTGGAGAGTATTAAAGATGTTAAGTAAGTTTTTCAAATTATTTAAGTCCACACCAGTTGAAGTTGAAAATACTCAAGAGGTTTCACAGCCTTTGGTGAAACTTGGTCCAGAAAAAACAGAAACTCCTGTTACATATGAAATGATTGAATCTCCAACAACTCAACAACTTGAAGATGCTTTCAAAGAAGAAGAATTGGTTGGCAATCCAATTCCTATGCCAGGAACTATTGGTGGTGCAACTATTAAATTTGCTGAAGAACCAAAGTATGAAAAAGACAATGGTCCTTTGACTGAAGAACAAAAGGAAATGATTATTGAAACTTTTCCAGAATCAGTAAATCCACTTCCTACTCCAAAGAAACGTGCACCACGTAAAACTGTTGCAAAAACACCAGCAAAGAGAACCACTAAAAATGGAAAAAGCAACTCGTAGGTCTTTTGCAAAAACATTAGGCCTTGCTGGCCTACTTGTTGCTGGTGTTGAAGGTTACAAGGAAGTGAAAGAACGAATTGTTTATAAACAAGACGAGATTCCTTCCGAAGAACTACAAAAACAGATTGATACCAAACCTGTGTTGCAATTGAGTGCAACATATGGTGAAGAAATGCCACCACAGAAATACTATGGAACAAACATGTATGTTATATCGGGTATAGGTCCAACATACAAACCTGGTACAGAGAAAAAAGTTCAGGTGAATATTGTTCCTGGTCCTGATGGTAAGTTATATGTCAAAGAACTTGACCAGTGGCGTAGAATCTGATACAATGAATTTTTATATTATGAGGTTAATGAATGACAAATCACTTGTTGTGGGTGGAAAAGTATCGTCCTAAAACGATTGAAGATTGTATCCTTCCCGATTCTTTGAAAGCAACTTTCCAAGAATATGTTAACAGAAAAGAGATTCCCAATCTTTTGTTATCTGGCACCGCCGGTGTCGGTAAAACCACAGTTGCAAAGGCTTTGTGTGAAGAAGTTGGTTGTGATTATATCGTAATCAACGGTTCTGATGAGAATGGTGTTGAAACCATTCGTGTCAAGATTAAAAACTATGCATCATCCGTTTCTTTGATGGGTGGTCGCAAAGTTATCATCTTAGATGAGGCAGATTATCTATCACACCAAGCCCAAGCTATCCTACGTGGCTCCATTGAAGAATTTTCTAACAACTGTTCGTTCATATTCACCTGTAACTTTAAGAATAAGATTATTGATCCTATTCACTCTCGTTGCACCGTGGTTGACTTTAAGTTGAATGGTTCTAAAGCCAAGATGGCGACTGCATTTTTCAAGCGTGTTGAAAACATTCTTACACAAGAGAATATCACATATGAAAAAGATGTGGTTGCTGCCATTATCACCAAACACTTTCCAGACAATCGCCGCATTCTAAATGAACTGCAACGATATGGTGTTTCTGGTACTATTGACAAAGGTATTCTTGGCCATGTTTCTGATGTGCAATTGACTGATTTGGTCAAATCTTTGAAGTCTAAAGATTTCTCAGGTGCTCGTAAGTGGGTTGCAAACAATTCTGACCAAGATTCTTCTGTTTTATTCAGAAAGATATATGACATAATGAATGATTGTATGAAACCACAATCTATTCCACAAACAGTCTTGACGATATCCAAATATCAATATCAAGCAGCATTTTCCGCAGATAAAGAAATAAATTTTATGGCATTTTTAGTAGAATTAATGGTTGATGTTGAATGGAAATAATGGATCATTATTATAAAAATAACGATCCTTATAAATAAATTTATTATCAACAAAAAAATACTTAAAATGACACCCGAAAGAAAAATCATAGTGGACAGGTATCGTAAAAACAACCAACAACGGTTGAAAGAACGATATAAAAGAACTGCCGAGAAAAAAAATAAATGGTTGTGGTCAAATATTGTGTGTAAATGTTCAGTATGTGGTGAGACTGACGATTGTTGTATGCAATTTCATCATAAAAATCCAGAAAATAAGGTATCAGAAGTGGCTACCTTATTCAAAAGAGTAAATACAGACATGACAAAAACTGTTGATGAAATTATGAAGTGTGTTTTGGTTTGTGCAAATTGTCACTTTAAAATACATGCTGGAAAAATAAATTCCGAAACCTTAAATTTGATCCAGGTCGATAGAGAAAAAATGATAAATTCTTGGGATGGAAAAGGATGTTCCGTGGAAAAATCAAGAATTGGTAATAACCAATATAGTAAAAAGTATGGAGAAAATTGATGCCTGATTTATTCAAAGAAATCATACCATCTATCCTTCAAACCAAGAAGAATGTGTTTGAAAACGAAGAAGATTATAAAGATTATGTTCCTTTTGTTGTGAACCGATCCTTATCTTTCCATCAAGATTGCATATTGTATGTGAATGAATTGAACATGCACAGTCAATTGGATAAAGACCTTCAGTATTCCTTTTATCTAAATACAATCAGACCTATGAAGCGTAAGTTTCAACCATGGCAAAAAGCCGAGGTCTTAAAGGATATAGAATGTGTCAAGCAGTATTTTGGTTACTCCAACGAAAAGGCCAAAGAAGCATTGCGTATTCTTAATGATGAACAAATCGCTGAGATAAAAGCAAAAACAAATAAAGGCGGAGTAAATAATGATAGGAATACAAGACCTAGTTGAAGTTACCTTAAATGAAGCAGATGATTTTTTAAAGGTCCGTGAAACTCTAACCAGAATTGGTGTAGCATCTAAGAAAGATAAGACACTTTTTCAATCTTGCCATATTTTACACAAGCAAGGTAAGTATTACATCGTTCACTTTAAACAATTGTTCGCATTGGATGGTAAACCAACCGATTTAACCGAGAATGATTTGTCTCGTAGAAATGCAATTGTTAAGTTGTTACAAGATTGGGGTTTGGTAAAGGTTATCAATGAATCCCAGATTCAAGTTCCCGAACCAATCTTCATTAGCCAAATCAAGATTATCTCTCACAAAGAGAAACATGAATGGCAATTAGTACCAAAATATAACATCGGATCTAAAAAGAAGATATAAATATAAGACAGGCCCACCTTAGGGCTGTTTGACGTTCACGGTAAAAGGCGTCCGAGAGATTTCACTACCACTCGTTAGTTGGTCCAGTATAAAGTAAGCTGGAAATAGATACGCCTTCGGGGTATCGCATTTTATTAA